GTTATTCCTGAACTGATTGATAAATTTTACCAAGAACGCGTTTCTTCTCGGAAAGAAATGAATGCCTGTAAGAAAAAGGTAAAGAAGGAGACGGATCCTGTTCTACAAGCAAAACTAAACCAAAGAATTCTGGATTTGGACACTATTCAGAACACAATGAAATTGCTCCTAAATTCATTATACGGTGTCTTTGCACAGAAATTTTCACCCCTCTTCGACATCGATCATTCTGGAAGTATTACTCTAACAGGTCAACATACCATTAAGCAAGCGGCAGACATTGCTTATGGATATGCTCAACATCGTGGCTTTAAAGGAACTAAAAATCAGATTTATCTATATTCTGATACGGATTCCATATTCGTTTCGTTAGACCCTTTGCTTAACACCAAGGAAGGTAAAATAATTGACGATGCGGGTGAATTAATCACTTCGGTTAAAAGTGGCGTGCAAGGCTTTGATGAATACCTAAATGAAGAGATTAAGCGATGGGCTCAGAAAGAACTGAATTCTGCTGATCCCCGTTTAGTATTCAAACGTGAAGCTGTTTGTGACAAAGCCGTCTTCATGGAAAAGAAGCGGTATATTCTTCATGTCATCAACCAAGAAGATGTTCCGAGTAACTATTTCAAGTATGTGGGTGTAGAAATTGCACGATCTACTATGTCTAAGGAAGTAAAAGAGCTGGTAAAGGCTGTTCTAGAGAATGCTATTTTGAATGGAGATCGGAAAACCGCTAATGCTATCTACCAAAAGGCCTATGCTGACTATCAGAATCTCCCCATTGAAGCCCAAGCCTTCCGAAGTAAGATTTCAGACTTGGAAAAGCAGGAATTGAAGCGAGGGGAACATGGAGAGATTGGTAAACATACCCCCAGCCATGCTAAGTCGGCTATTTACTACAATGATTTCCTGAAGAAACTTCAAATTGACACCAAATATCCGGCTATTGGATCTGGAATAAAAATGAAGTGGTTCTACGCCGCAAAGAATCCTTATAATTTGAAGAATATGGGATTCATCGATGTATATCCCCCAGAAGTTGCTGCGTATGTGCAACCAGACATGCAGAAAATGTTTGATAAGAGTGTAGCTCCACCCATTACTCGGCTGTATGAATGTATCAATTGGCAAATCACCCAGCCAGGTCATGAAACCACCGTTGACTTGTTTGAATTATTCGCTTAAAATTTCCTATGCAACATCTATTAACCAACTATTACGAAACCCACACCTTAAAAACTTGGCCTGAATTCTATAAAGGTATAGTATCAGGGGTCAAAACATTTGAACTGCGGAAAAACGATCGAAATTTCCAAGTAGGAGATGTGGTAAAATTGGATGAATGGGATCCAAAAAAGAAGGATTACACGGGCCGCTGGACAGAACGAATTATTACTGACATTTTAACAGGACCTGCGTTTGGTTTACAGAAAGATTATGTAATTTTAAGTTTGGCTTCTGTGGTAAATAATGAGTTGGTTGCCTACCAGGCAAACGCCGATGAGGAATGGGAATTTAAAGTAGCTTAACAATGACTAAACCTATCCAAATTTTTCACGAAGCGCCGATTTCTTTAATGCCATTAGTTCGTTCGTTGACTGACGGATGCTATTGCTTGGTGCATTTACTAGATCAAGATCCAAATTACGTCGAATACTTTAAGCAATCTAAGGCCATGGGTCGAAAGATTATTATGGACTGTAGTGTTTATGAGCTAGGCCATTCCTATGATTGGGCAAAGTATGATTATTGGATTCGAACGATTCAGCCAGATGAATATGTGGTGCCAGATGTATTCATGAAGATGGAAGAGAATCATAATGAACTTGACAAATGGAATACTAGTTTTGGTTATAATATTAAAGAAGACGGAATAAACACTAAAACTATTGGAGTGGTTCAAGGAAACACCTTAGAAGAATTTGAAATGGGATATAAATTTATAGCTGCTCATGCAGATAAGATTGCCATCAGTTTTGGTTATGGATATTTCTGGGATGAATATCTGAAGGTAAATCCGACCATTAATCCCTGGCAGGAATTAATAGACATTAAAATCGACTCTATTAAAACCATTTATAAGCCACTTGCTTATCATAATGGTCGCCGAAAACTTCTAAAACACTTTATAGACAAGGGTATCATCAATTACAACAAGCCACATCATTTACTGGGTTGTGGTTTACCAGATGAATTTAGATTATATGCGGATGAAGATGAATATTCCTTTATTGAATCTATTGATACCACCCACCCAGTCATGACGGCTATGGATACTAATGGATTGTCTGTTAATAGATATGAAATTAAGATGCCACATCCCCATTGGTATGCCCAACACAAAAAATCTTCTAAGAAGATGGTGGATCTTTATGATCAACATTTTAATGATGATGTCATTGCCAACGTAATTCACAACGTTAATTTTTTCCGAGAAGAAATTTGTGGATATTCCCAAAAACTAACTTAAAATTATAACTAATCTATGAGCGACACAAACACACCCACAAATCCAAATCCAGTTATCATCTTTCTCGACGCCGTTGGCCGAACTATTATCGGACAATTCGTTTCTGAAGACGAAACTATTTTAAAGGTTAAGAACCCAGCTATCCTACATGTCGTAGCCACTGCTCCGTCCCAACAGAATCCTCAAGGGGGTATGCAGGTGCAGACCATCCCAGTCTTCTTCCAAGAATTTGCAGGTGATAAGTCCGCAGACGTGGTCCTGTCTTATCCTAAGGTTAATCTGGTCCGCACAGACGTTCCTGTATTAGACTTCCGTTTGGAGCAACAATATCGAAATATCTTCAACAAGGATAACATTATTGTTCCGCCAGGAACAGCCAACGGCATTGTGGGTCCAGGACAGACTGAAAAGTCCAATATCATCAAGTTGTTTGGTAACTAATCCATTATGGCCAAAAAATCAAAAGAGGGATTCGGAGCAGAGATAGATAACATCTTTGCCGACATTGATAAGATCAACCCAGAAGCAGCATTTCTAAATAACAGCACCCTTTCCAAAGTAGATAGTTGGATTGATACGGGTTGTTATGCTCTGAATGTAATTTGCAGTGGTTCTTTGTATAAAGGAGTGCCGTCTGGCCGTATTACTGGATTTGTTGGACCCTCTGCTACTGGTAAATCGTTCATCATTAACAAGATTATTGGCAATGCCCAAAAGAAAGGGCGGTTTGCTGTAGGATTTGACACCGAAGTGGCTATCGATGAAGGATCGGTGATTAATGTTGGAGGAGATCCTACTCGGTTTAAGCACGTTCCTATTGAAACGATTGGGGAAGCCCGAAACCAAATGAATAGATTCCTAACTAATGTAAACAATGCAGGGCAAAGGAGCAAATTCATTATGTCCATTGATTCTTTGGGCAATTTGATTTCTACCAAGGAAAAGGCAGACATCTTAGCCGGTAAAGATGCGATGGACATGGGGGCTCGCGCCCGAGAAATGAAAAGTTTCATTCGATCCATCACCTATCCAGTAGCACGGGCTGATATTCCGGTGTTATTCTCTAACCATGTGTATGATGATCCATCTGCTATGTTTGATTCTATGGTAAAGAATCAGTCTGGTGGAAAAGCTATCCAGTATCTGGCCTCCTTAGCTGTTCAATTATCAGTGACCCAAGAAAAATCCGGAGCTACTGGTTCTAATGTAAACCGGGACGCCACAGAAGATGTTAGTCCCATTGCTCGAAAGGGAGTTAATGGAGTTACTATTCGAGCACTAACGATTAAGAATCGCTTTGCGCCACCCTTTTTGGAAGCAGAACTGTATCTGAACTTCACCACGGGCCTTGAAAAGTATTCTGGTCTATTAGATATGGCTGTTGGCTATGGAGCTATTATCCAAACAGGAACGACCTATACTCTGTTGGATGGGAAAAAACTAGGATTCTATAAGCAATGGAGAAGTGATGAAACCTTGTGGGAAGAAACTATTCTTCCTGAATTGGAGAAACAATTACAAGCGAAACTAAAATTCAACAATGCGACCGAACCAGAAGAAATCGAAACCGATGAGGAGGAAACCACAGATGAAGTATGATCCACTGGAAGATTCTTGGGACAAATTAATGTCCTCCGTAGAAATTTATGATAATTATCAAACTCTAAAAGAATCTTATGAGATCCTAGAAAACTATAATAAAAATCAGCGAGAAACTATTATCAAATTACAAAAGGATTCAAAGGATTTATATGACGTCCGCAGACAAAACAAAAATCTTTCAGCGGACATTACACGTTTGGATCAGGATTTAAAGAACGCTGATGAAGAATTTGGTATTTTAGAAGATGCATATGACGATTTGGCTGATAAACTAGCACAATCCACCAGAGAAATTGATAGGAAAGAAGCCCTTATCAAGGATTATCAGGGTCAGCTAAAAACGATAAGCAAAACATCATATACACACCGTATAAATGCCGACAGGCTTGAAAATGAAAATCATCGACTAAAGGTTGCTTTGGATAATGCTGATACTGCTAATATTCGTCTGAAAGAACAGTTAGCCGAAGAAAAGGCTAATCAACCTCATCCTGGAGATGTTAAGATGGGTGCTATTATTAAGAGGGCTTATCAGGAGCTACAAGCCGCTGAATTAGAAAAGAATCTTTGCAGACCGCAAGATTATGAATTAAAGAAAACTGTTTGGAAGTAATATGACATTTACCATTTTACCAGAAGAATTGGAAAAATTAGATGCTTGGATGAAGACCAAAAACTTAAACAAGTATGGAGGCGCGATGGGTGGTAGGTTTACCTACAGTTTCACCCCAACTTCGATAGGAATGGCTATTCAAGTTACTGATGCCATGGAACAAAAAGATACCATAGACATTTCAGATTATGAAGGATGGTAATTTCGAAAAAATATAATAAAATACTAATATGTATCAATCTACAAAAATGTTTGAATTGGGAAGTTGTGCGTTCCGTCAGTGGGCGGTGAGCTTAGACGATGGATGCAAATCAAAAACGTGCGGTCGGGTCCATGGCTATTTATTAAAAGCCCAGATAACATTCTCCACCAACGAGTTAGATAAACGAAATTGGGTGCAAGATTTTGGCAGCCTAAAACCCTTGAAGGCGATTTTTAATGACCAATTTGATCATACTCTCTGCATCGATCAGGGAGATAATTTATTACCACTATTCCAAGAATTACACAAACAAGGTGGTTGTGAATTGAAAATTATGGATGGAGTGGGTATTGAAAAAACGGCCGAATGGTGTTATCATGCAGCCCAACAATTCGTGGATGAACAATCTAATGGCAGGGTTTGGGTTTCTAAGGTAGAAGTTTGGGAGCATGAATTAAATTCTGCTATTTATATTCCACCCAAAGGAGATCCCTTTAAATATTTTCCCACACATGAATGACCCTAAAATTGTTTGGCTGGCTGGAGAATACAAAGGCGAACAACAACCATGGGAAATAATCGGTATTTTTTGAAACTGAATTCCAAGCCAATGAAGCTTGTAAGACTTTAACTCAATTTATTGGCTCTATTGAAATGAATAAATCAGAATACAATCAAGTAAAGTGGGAAGGTTCTTATTACCCCAGACACGATTCGGTAAGATGGGATGGTTTGAAAGTTAGGAAGTGATTCCTAAGAATTTTTATGTTAAGATAAGTCATGCGTCAATGGCTCTGTGATCCTAAAATTCTTTGTCGAAAACATCTCCTCGGAGAACATGTGGAGATTCATATGTTTGTCGGACATATCAATAAAGGCAAGAAGGTTACCAAATTTCTCTCTAATAATCTTCTAGAGGTAGAAAGTTTAGAATCCAGGCATGAGGAATTGGTAAAAGAAATGGAATCCCGGGGATATAAACACAATAGTCCTTTTCAAGGATTACTTCCACACAATATTCCAGATACCAAAATTGATAAGGTAGCAGCTTTAACCGAATTAGTAAATAGGTGTCCAGAATGTCAAAGAAATTGGCATAAACGAAATGTAGATGCCTTTAATAAATGGCACTTTAAAGAAGGCGGCGGCAAGATAACAGAAGAAATGTTGGTAAACATTGATTCTAAGTTAAGATTACAAACTGTTTAATGGCTGAAGACACCCTACCACTCAACTTTGAGGAGTTTGAACGCATTATGATCTATAATGCCCTAACAGATTCCTCGTATTTGGACGCTGCTATTGAGTATATCGTCCCTTCTTACTTCCAATGCAAGGACACGCGAACTGTATTCTCAATTCTCGCGCATTTTTACGGTGTTCATAAGAAAGTTCCTAACTTAACGGAGCTCAAGGCTCATATTATCGAAGAAGAACACAAAAGTTCGCTTAAAGCAGTAGTAAAGTCCTTCGAAGGAATCGATAAACACTATGACAAAGACCTTTTGTTGATCAACACGGAAAGGTTCTTGAAGGAGAAGGCTGTTTTAGCTACTTCTATTCGAACTCATGTGGCCATTCAGTCTGGAAGATATGAACCAGCCAAGATTCTTCATGAATTTGAAGCAGCATGTGGTATTTCTTTGGTGAATAGTATCGGAATGGACTATTTGGAGAGCATAGACCAGCACTGTAAGGACCTTCAAGAGGTATTTCAGGTCATTCCAACAGGATGGAAGTGGTTAGATGAACGAATTGGTGGAGGCCTTCAAGCTAAAGGCCGAGCTGTGTATGCTTTCTATGGAGTAACCAATGTAGGCAAGTCGATTTTCTTGGGGAATTTAGCAGCCAATATCCTTAGTCAGGATAAATCCGTGCTGCTTGTTACCTTGGAAATGTCTGAACAGATGTATGCCAAGCGCATCAGTGCTCAACTTTCCAAGATCCCATTTGATAATCTCCCACAAGAGATAGAAGCATTGAAGGGGTCTTTAGGAACCTATAAACTTAAACACCGAAACGCCAAGCTAATTATCAAAGAATTTCCACCCAAAGGAATTAATCCCCTTCAACTCAAGGCATACATTGAGAGGCTGAAAAGAAAGGGCATAAAATTTGATGTTATTATCCTGGATTATCTTAATCTATTAGCACCTTTAACATACGGAACTAGTTCTTATGAGGCTATTAAGGAAATTGCAGAACAATTAAGAGCCTTAACATATTACTTTAGTTGCCCCTTGGCCACCGCTTCGCAGACAAATCGGAGCGGTTATGGTCAGGTAATGCCTGCATTGGAAACCACTTCAGAATCTATGGGACTGGCTCATACAGTT